CCGCCGCCGGAGCCGCTGTCCTGACCGCCGCCGGACCCACTATCCTGACCGCCACCTGAGCCGCTCTCCTGGCCGCCGCCTGGCACGCTGCCGGCGTCGGCAACGACAAGAACATCGCCATGTTGACCGGAAAGCGCCGTACTCTGGCGCAGGCCGTCATCGAAGGCCGCTAGCGAGGCAAACGGCGTGGCAACGACATAGGCGAGACCAAGCAATGGACCGATGAGATTTTTTCCTGTTCTGCGCATTGTCCTGCTTCCTTCCCTGAAGTTTTGGACATGTTTCGAACCTCAGCCTCCAACGGGGCGAAGGATGGCACAGAAAGCACAGGCTTACGCAAGAATATTATAAACGTCTGATCTGCAACAGAATATCGGATTATAGGTACCCGCCGCCGCCCAAATTTGGCCACAAGATACAATCGGCAGTACTCTGTGACGGATTGCAATACATCCAACCGACCCGATAATGCTTTTTCTTCTATCGGTTATATTAAGAATTTCTCTTTCACTCGGCGATTGTGCCGGCTTTGCTGCAAACCGTTCGTGGTTTGCTGCATGTAGCGGTGGCAGGGCAAAACGGCTGGAAGAGGTGAAGCGAAAGCTGAAGAGAGCCATGGTTGTCCTCGTCGGGTCAACACCGCGTGAGGTTCCGATCTTGCCGCGACGTGAATCGCCCCTATCCTTTATTGTTCATCATGGAGGAACCGCATGGCAGACAATCCTGAGAAGAAAGGCCGCGATCGAGACCTGGTCTCCGAACAGGAGCACGAGGTCGCCTATCTAATGAGGACGGCCAAGGTGACGCGGCAAAAGGCGCTTCGAGCGATCCGGGAGGCCGGGCCAAGCCGAGAAAAGGTGATAGAGTATCTCGGCAAGCAATGACCCGGAATCAGCAGGAAGGCCGACGTTTCTCGCGCACCCCGCGCGCTCGGCAAGGCAGATCGAAGTCGCCGCGCCGGATTCCAGCGCCGCGCGACTTCGAGATCTCCTGAAAAGCGGCATAGGCGCCCTTGCTGTATTTCTCCCATGTGTTCGCCGCTGATCTCCAGACTCGCCATCGATGATGGTTGCGCGTGGGTGAGCGGCTCGGCAGCAAACGCCGAATGAGCAGCAAGTAGACGAGCCAGAACAACGCCTACTGGCCGAGCGAGTTCATCCAATTCCTAAAGTTCGAATCTGGTGGAACAGACGCCCACCTTAAGAGTTTTGCTGCAACACGTCCGTGTGAAGGAGGAAGGTTTGTGCCATGTTGCCCTCAACTTCATCTGTTCATGTCGTAGCTCCGGATGAGCACATTCTAACGGTCCAAGAGGCACTGGAGCCTTTGTACATGAAACTTGAGCAGGAGGCGGAGGCCAAGCTGCTCGAGGCAGCGGTGTCAGCCGGCTGGTCAGCCGAGGAAGCACTTGAAGCCATCGATGAGCTAAAACGGCATGAGCTCGAGTCAATAGCCACCCAGCACTAGAGGGTCCCTGAGCCTCGAAACCCTGATCCCCGGGGTCAATGCCGGGTTTGCGCCTCATGGCGCGATTTCCATTCATGCTGATGTTCAAAGCCGAACACATCCGGCTCCGCCTGAGCGACCGCGAAACCAAAGCTGCCCCGTTTCGTGCTGCCGGGCTGCTCGAAATCGTGGTGATAGGGGCCAGCCTCCCAATTGGGCTTTGCGCTCTGTTCGCCGCTAACCAAAGACCTCCGATGGGTCCCCAATTCTGGGGAGTTCGACTATCGATTGATTGTTCTTCTTTTGTTCTTGCATTATCTCGTCGTCATGGTCGAGACAATTGGCGAAGCTTTCAGCCTGGGATGGCAGCTTAAAGCAAGGTGTGCGTTCGGAAATCGTGAGGGCATGAAGTCCGTTCGGCAGTGTACGTGGAGCTATGATCTGGACATGCTGACGCTGGTCGCGACCCGCGGACGGGACTTTCCGCTGGCGATGCTCGCCAGTCGCCTCCGCTGTCCGCGATGTGGGTCCAGGCGCATTGCCGTCGTGTTCATGCCACCGATTGAGGGAGATCGGCGGCGAGGGGCTGCATGATCTTGGTGTGGACTGTCACGCCCTCTCGCATTATGCGGATCTGCGCAGTATATGTTTCTGCCCGTCCCGGCGCTTTCGTTCGATGGTGCCCATGAATTTGCCACGAGCCCCCGACCGTTTGCGTCAATATAGCGGTAGCACAGCGGAAATAGGCTGAAACGGGATCAAACGAGAGCTGACGAGATATGAAGGAAACGGCGCAAACGGCTGGAAACGTGGGGGAAGGCAAGTACTTCAAGGCGCCTGTCTTCGCCGTGGCGCCTATGATCGATTGGACTGAAACAGCGATTAAATGAAGCGAAAACAACGGCGCTTGTAGATTTGTAGCAAAATTGTAGCACGCCGATGTCGCTCTGGCAGCATCAACTAGGCATAAACGCCCGCTTTGTGCGCGCCAACTCGCAGTTCGGATGCCCCGCCGTGGCTGGTTTGGTGGTGACCGGTCGTCTGCTGCGGCTAGCCCGAATGGCCGCTTTGCGCCCCAGAAGCGGTCATCTCGAATGTGGTCGGCGATTACCAAAATGGGGCCGGAAAGAGACAGGCGGCTTTTGGCTTGACTGAAGGGGACACCGGACATTCGACCATGTGAAGTTCCGGCAGGCAATGCGGACGCCGCAAGAAACACAAGTGGTAATCTCTGTTGTCACCGAGATTGACGGTCAGTCGAACGCTCCCTAGTTTGCTCCAATGTTCGAAATCACAGGCGACGACATCGCCGCTCTCAGCGACACGGATTTGCGCACCCTAATCGGGCTCCTATGCGAGGCTGAGATGCGTCGACGAGGCCTGCCCGCATCCGCTGTTACCTACGGCGGGAATCAAGACGCCAAAGATGGTGGTCTCGATGTTCGCGTTGCGCTTCCTACCGACACGGCGATCGATGGCTTCATTCCGAAGCCGGCGACGGGCTTTCAGGTGAAGAAGCCCGACATGCCGCGGACGGCGATTCTGAAAGAGATGAAGCCAAAGGGGACCATACGGCCCGTCATTGACGAGCTCGCGATTGCCGGCGGCGCGTACGTCATCGTGAGTTCTACAGGCTCGACATCGGACTCGGCGCTGGTGGACCGCCGCAAGGCCATAGCCGATGCTATCAAGGGCACGCCCGCCGAGGGCAAGCTCTCGGTGGATTTCTATGACCGCAATCGTATCGCGACGTGGGTTCGGGATCACCCCGGACAAATTCCGTGGCTCCGCGCGCGGATCGGCAAGGCAATGCCGGGATGGCAATCTTACGGCTCTTGGTCGCTTGCGCCTGCGGGCGTGGACGCAAGCTACATCGCCGATGACCAGGCGCGAATTCTCACGGGCAATAGGGATGAAGGCGACGGGGTCTCTGCGACGGAAGGGATCAACCGCATCCGGAAAGTACTTGCTACTCCGGCGCATGTGGTGCGCCTGGTCGGGCTCTCTGGTGTCGGCAAAACGCGGCTGGTCGAAGCGCTATTTGAAGCCAGCGTTGGAGAAGGAGCGCTCGATCCCTCGCTTGCCATTTACACCAACGAAGCCGACGGACCGAACCCGCCTCCAGCCGGGCTTGCCTCGGACCTGATCGCCGGGCGGATGAGAGCAATCCTCGTGGTCGACAATTGCACGCCCGAATTGCACCGGCGGATTTCCGAGATCGCGCGGTCGAGCGGTTCGACAATCAGCGTGATCACTGTCGAATATGACATCCGGGAGGACCAACCGGAGGGCACCGACGTTTTTGTGCTGGAAACGTCCTCCGTGCCGCTGATCGAGAAGCTGGTGGAACGCCGATATCCCCATCTGTCGCAGATCGACGCGCACACCATTGCTGAGTTTTCGGGCGGCAACGCCCGAATTGCCCTCGCACTGGCGTCGCGGATCGAGAAAACGGAAACCGTCGCGGGCTTGAACGAGGAGGAGCTGTTCAAGCGCCTTTTTCAGCAGCGCCATGATCCTGATCCTGCGCTCCTATTGGTCGCGCAGAGCTGCTCGCTGGTCTACTCGTTCGACGGCGAGACGTTCGAGGGTGCAGAAGCGGAGCTTCCCATTCTGGGCAGCCTCATTTGGAAATCGACGGACGAGATGTATGCCGGCGTGGCGGAGCTCAAGCAGCGGGACCTCGTTCAGGCGCGAGCAAAATGGCGCGCGGTGCTGCCACATGCTGTTGCCAATCGCCTCGCCAAGAGGGCACTTCAAACCATTCCGCCGGCCAAGGTGAAGTCGGTGCTTGTCGATAATGCGCCCGAACGGGTTCTCCGCTCATTCTCTCGACGTCTCGGCTATCTTGATGACAGCAAGGAGGCGCAGAGCATCGTGAAGGCGTGGCTTGCCCCAGGTGGTCTGCTCAGCGACTTGCCGAACTCCACCGAGCTTGGTCGCGCGATGTTTGCCAACGTCGCACCGGTGGCGCCGGATGTGGTCTTAGCGGCGCTGGAGAATGCCTTGACCGGCGCCGACGATGCCGCACTCGGACGTTGCGGACATTTCGTTCGGCTCCTGCGCTCGCTTGCCTACGAGCCTAGCTTCTTCGTACGCTCGCTCGCTTTGCTGGCGAAATATGCGGCGCGTCCAAGCGGCGATACGAATGACGATGACGCAACCGGGGTCGTGGAATCGCTCTTTCACATCGTTCTGTCGGGTACACATGCACCGGTCGAAATCCGCGTACGTGTCGCGGAAACGCTACTCAACTCCGAGGAAGAGGCGCTACGCAGTCTCGGCGTGAAAGTACTCGAAGCGCTGATGAAAACGGAACACTTCACCTCACACTATGAATTCGACTTCGGCGCGCGCTCGCGGGACCACGGCTATTACCCGGCAGATGGCGCGCAGGTGCGCGCATGGTTCGATAGCGCGTTGAAACTGGCGAGCAGATTTGCCCTGGCGGACAATCCTATGGCCGCGGAGGTGCGGAAAGCGATCGCACGGGAGTTTGGGGGGCTGTGGAGCTACTCCGGCCAGGCGGAGCAGTTGGACCAGCTCGCGCGCGCGATTGCTGCCACCGCGTTCTGGCGCGACGGTTGGGTCGCGGCTCGCCAGACGTGTATTTTTTACAGCAAGGACATGGACTCCGAGCTGCGCCAGCGTTTGACGGTGCTGGAGGAATTCCTTCGACCCAAGGATCTCGTCAGCAAAGTGCGCGGGCTCGTTATCGGTGACCGCGCTGGAAGTCTCGACCTCGATGACTTTGATGACGAGGAGGACGACGACGAAGGTGGGAGCGACCCCACAGCGCGCTACGCGGAACGTGCCGCGCGCTCAGAAGCGGCGATACATGACCTAGGACAAGACCTCGCGGCGGACGAGGACGCGTTCAAATCGGTGCTTGCCGAGCTGATGGGGAGGAATCCGAAGGCGGTTACGCTCGGTGAAGCGTTGGCGGAGGCCGCGGAAAGCCCGNATGGGGAGGAATCCGAAGGCGGTTACGCTCGGTGAAGCGTTGGCGGAGGCCGCGGAAAGCCCGCGCACGACGTGGGACGCTATCGTGGCGCAGTTTGCAGTAACTGAGAACGCGGGTCTGCAACTGCTGGGCGGCTATTTAAGGGGACTAATCAAGCGGGATGCGGCGCTCGCCGGCGCTCTTCTTGATGAAGCGTTGGAGCACCCGGCCCTTGCCGCATGGTTCCCGGTTCTTCAAAGCAGTGTTGATATTGACCAGTCCGCACTTGGGCGACTGCACCGCTCGATTGAGCTCAGCAATGCACAAATCACGACTTACTATGGCCTCGCGTATGGTCGTGTGTCCGATAACGTACCGGGGCCCGAATTCCGTGATCTTATACTCGCCATCGCGCGGCAGCCCGGCGGCTGCGCGGTCGGACTTGAGATGGTCTCGATGCGACTGCATTCGGACCGCAGCGAGAAGCGTGAGCCGCTCCCTGAGATACGGGAGGCGGGACGCTTGGTGCTCGCAGCGTTTGAGTTTCAGAAACGGGACGAGCGTGCCTCGCGCGAGGACCTCGAGCTTGCCATCGTCGTTGCGGCCTCTCTCACCGGGGAGGAAGGCGCTCTTGTCGCGAAAGCGCTTTGCCGCAAGCTGATGATGGCAGCGAAGAGCCGTCATATCAGTGGTCACGATGACGATGACCTGGTGAAGGCCCTGTTGAAGGTTCAGCCGCTCGTCACGCTTGATGAAATGCTTTCGGGGGATCCAGAATCGCAACGGGCAAGTGTTCGGCTTTTCAACGATCTGCTACGTTTTAGAAAGGACGTCTTTTCTGTGCTCGAGGACGAAACCGTAATCAGTTGGTGCGACCGCGATCCGACGGTGCGCTATCCCCTCGCGGCATCCGTGGCCTTGCTATTCAAGCGACCGAAGGACGGCGCGCCTCACGAATGGACGCCGCTTGCGAAACAGCTCTTGGAAAGAGCACCGGAGCCACACCTCGTCTTGACTGAGATGGTAAATCGTCTCCGGCCCTCAAGCTGGAGCGGATCGCTTGCGAGCAAGCTAGAGGGGCGCCTCAAGCTGCTGGACAGTCTGCCCGGGGCCGGCAGCCCAGCTCTCGAAGAACCAATGGAGGCAGCGAGAACGAGCCTGCAAGCCAGAATTGATGCTGAACGGCGAAGCGAACAGGAAGAAGACCGTGAGCGCAACAATCGGTTCGAGTGATGTCGGCTTTCAAGCAACGGTGAAGCGCTTCCCTACGTCCAACTTGATGGCGCAAACCTGCCGTCACCGGGCAACGAGTTGGAGTCCGCCCCGGGGCGGAAGCGGGCGAGCCTCCGTAACGCCGACATGGACAAAAGCGGAGCCACCGGCATTCTTGGACGCAGCACAAGCGTCTTTATATTTTCATCGGTGCAGTTGACGGAACTCCCTTAGTGCCGCCTCGCGCCGCCGATCCAGATAATCGGCCAGATCCTGCAAATAGACGCCTTTCTGGCACTTCTGAGACGTTTCCGCCCTCACAACCGGCAGGGCAATTTCGCCAGTTCCGACCTTCCGAAGAAATTTGTCAGGCGTGAGGTGATTGAAATAGTCGCGGCAGACGTCTTCGACAGGGATGATCGCCTTGCCGCCATACTGGGCGAAGAGCAGGAAGGATGTCGAAAAGACCTGGTTGGAAATTGGGTCGGGCGTCTTCATCTCTACGCTTCCTCACATGCGAATGCTGGCCCGCCGTTGTGGCCTATCATGCCGCGCTTTGCCTGCTCACGTCGCTTGGCGTTTTCCCTGCGGGTTACCATCTCGACGTGTTCCTTTTCTGGCCGCACGCAAAGGCGATTGCGGCAGGCGTGGTCCAGTTCTTTTTTGCCTGGGATATAGCCGTGCTCATTCGTCCACATGGCGATGTGGACTGCGACCGTCTGGCCGTCGAGGGACATGCGGGGGTAGCCTTTGCCTCGGCCGTTCTTGCCGGAGTCAGGGCCGGTCCAAACATAGCAGCCGGTAACCGGGTCAATCCAAACCCGCGCCATAATCTTCGCTCTGATGCGATCGCGCCTGCTGCTCATCCGCGCCGCCTCCAGGCATCAAAGTGGCCGCGCAGGTCGCACCAGCGTTCTGCGGCTGCGGGATCGTCGTTCAGCTGCCGGCGTGAGTCGATCCGGAGGACAGAGCGGACTTTCGTGGCGGCGCGCTCATCGGTAAGAGGGCGCTCAAGGCCGTGGCATTCCTCAAGGAACTTCTTGAACGCCGGTTCGCCGCATTTGATGGCGCACTCGGCAGCATAATTCTTTTCCGGCCGCTCCTCGTAACAAGCGAGCGCGCGCGTCTTCTCGGCCAGCCGATCGACGAGGCGGCTGTAGATCCGCAGCAGGAATTCGATGTCGGCATGCGCGTGCAGGAGGAATTCCTCATCCTGCCAGCCGCACTCTTCCGTGACAGTGACGACAGGAGACAGAGAGGCGCTTGGCAGTAGGCGGGCGAAGAGCTGGCGCTGGCCGCGTGCCTTGACATCCACGGTCCAGTCGCGGCTAGCCTCGCCATGGCGGGCGCGGGTCTTGTCCAGCCNCTCGCCATGGCGGGCGCGGATCTTGTCCAGCCGTATTTGATCGGGAGACGGGCCGGCATTCATCGGCTGGACCCGTCGCGATTGGCTACTGCAATAAGCACGTCCGCATGACACGGTGCGCCAGGCCTGCACCAGCAGGCGAGGTTCTTGCCGCGCAGCTCGTCGACGTTCTCAGCGACAAAGCGCCGGGTGCGCTCCAGCGCCTCAATGTCAGGATCCGCGCCTACGCGCAATAGGCCCGCAAGCAAGGCCTTATATAGGTCGACGCAATAGGCTGCATCGCCATGCTTGCCGACGACGAAGGGGTGCCCCCACGAGCCTGGGCGGGCGACGTGAACGGCTTCTAAACCGTTGATCGATTTGGAGTGTGCCTGCAGGCGCTCGCGGTCGACGCCGTGCGTCGTGGCGATCTCAAGGAAAGTGCGATCGGGCGTGGCGTAGCAGTCGAGCAGCGCGGAGCGCTCGGCGACGGTGAAATCATGACCGCGAAGGGCGGCAACCGGCGCGGCGCTGGCGCGCTGGCGGCGCGTGGCGGCATCGTGGCCGATGGGGAGGGTGACGGGCTGCGGCATCATGCGCGGGCATCCGACGCGAACTGCCATTCCTTTTGGAAGGCCGTGGTGCCAGCCAATGCAGCGGACATCAGGAATGCGATCGACAGCGCGAGGATGGCGCAGGCGACGAAGAAGCGATTGGGGCTGGCTTCGAGCCGTGCCTTGTTGTGTCCGGTGAAATGCTCAGTCATGGCCAGAGGCTCCAGAGCAGGATCAGGTGAAGGGGGGGAGAGTGTAGGCGAGGCCGGCGAGCGCGCCGCGCGTGAACCACAGGGGCAGGGGCTCACGGCGGCGCGCCCTCTTCGTCATGGCGCTACGCCGCCTGGGCCATGACGGTGGCGAGCTCGGTGGCCTTCGGGCCGAAGGTGGAAATCTGGCGCTCGGTGAAGCCCTTCAGGAACAAATCTTCCTTAGTGCAGCCATCGCCGACCGAGCGCATCGCCTCGGCCATGCGGTTGATCGTGTTTCTCGTGTGAATTCCGCCGTTCGGTTGCATGTTGGTCTCCGGTTTGATGGAAAAGAAGGTTTGCATTCTGGAAAATAAATCCAAGTCAGGCGGGCGTCAATGGTATATTGGATTTATTTTCCATATGTACGGAAACGACTCGACTCGTGCGTTCACATCTGGATTATTTGAACGAAAGGAGAACAAATATGAGCGTTGCGCTGCGTCATTTGCCGAAATTGTTCACGCTGCACATCCGCTGCGACAACTGTCTGAGGGAGTCATCCCGGACGGTCGAGGTTCCTGCGGTCGATGATGCACCCGGGGATGTAGACGAGCTGGTGGAGAGCGGCTTTCTTGGCGCTCTCCGATTCAGCTGTGTCTGCGCCGGCGTCGTTGGGCAGATTATCGGAATTAGCCAGGAGCGAAGCTATGGACTGTAAGGATGTTACGGAGTTCATCGTGGTGCCACCGGTCACGCTACGCGCCGATATTTGGGCGGCGAAGGAGCGCTTCGCCGACGCTTTAAGTCGACAGTTTCCGGGTTATAGCTTCCGTATCGCTCGCATTGCGCCAGTCGACACGGGAGAGTGTTTCGGTGTTTATCCCGTGATGAACTTCGTTGGCGCCGATAATCAGGCGTTCATGTGCAATGAGCCGCCGAGCTGGTTGCTCGGAGAAATTCGCATGGCCTGTCAGGCGTTCGATCTTCGAAAGGGCTTTGCGGCCTAAAACGGAAGGTCGTTCTGAACCCGGCGAACCAGGCCGACCACCTCGACCTGAGAGCCATCGTCGGCAAAAACGTCTCGCTCTACGACGATCGGCTTGTGCTTAGGATTGGACGAGCGCGGATGAAATTCCGTGCGTCCTTGATAGATCTCGACCTGCTTCACAGACCATTCACGCGTTTGCCCGCCGTCACGTGTTCGCTCGACAACAACGACCATGCCGTCGCGGAGCACGGCCTCATGGGCCACATCCTCGTATGCGACGCAAATCAATCGGTCACCATCAAGGATTGGGCGGGGCCGGAGATCATTCATCGAATCGCCGGCCACATCGAAAACCAATATTCGGGCGTTGGGGAAGCGCTCATCCGGCGGAACGGCGATCACCTGGCGTTCAGCCTGGTCGAAAGCGTCGACCTCTCTGAACGTGCCGGCCTCTGCTTTGCCGACAAGCGCCCCGGCCACGAGGCGCCCAGGTGCGGGCACCAACTCGCCGCCTTCGACCTCAATGCCGTCTCTGAGCCACAGCAGCGGTCGCTTGATCGTTCGAGCGAGGGTCTCAAGGGCATCCCCGCGCGGCTGCTCGATCTCGCCTCGGAGATACTTGTTGATATTGTCGTACGGGATGCCCGAACGGCGCGCCAACTCGGCTTTGTTCCAGCCGAGTTCCTTGCGCCGCTCGTCCAATCTCTTCCACCAGCTCATCGTCGCATCATACTTTCGGAAATAATTTTCGGTCTGGAAATCGTCTACCTTGTAGTTGGATTTAAAATCCAGTACAGGTTCACGCATGAGCGCGGCCACTATCAAGCAGATCATCAAGAACGCAGGCGGACCCGACGCGATAGCGCAGGCCAGCAGCAAGGCTGGCGGCGATATCTCGAAGGATGCCGTCTACAAGTGGAGCAAGACGGGTATCCCGGATCGCCACTGGCCGGTGATCATTGCGCTCACAAATTATCGCCCGGAGGAACTCTACGCCGCCAACTGTGCGGCGAGAGGGCTGCGGGTACAGTTGCCGTTGGAGGCGGCCGAATGAAGTTTCTCCAGCAAGGCACCGGTTACCTCCTCCCGATCGGCGACCTTGCCACCTGGCAGGGACGCGCCCAGTTTCGGCGCGTCCCTGCCTATGTTTTTCCCTCTGCCTATCCATGCGGTCCTCCGTGATCTGATGGGCTGACCCTACGCCGCCCGTGCGCGGCCTTCACGGAATCCTTTCGGTTGATTTTTTCCTTGACCCAAACTCAGGGGTGTTTTCGTGCGTGCAGTTTCTGATGAACATGCATCCATCATCAAGGCCGCTACGGCTGCGGCTTATGAGGCGCTGGGTGGAGTGAGCCGGGCGGCAGAGGCGCTCGGAGTCGCCTCCTCGACGCTCACGAAATATGCATCGATGGGCGAGGAATGGCGCGACAGCTTCATCCGCCTCGATCTTGCCGCCGAACTCGACCGGCGCTGCGATCACCCCTTCCTGCTCACTGCCATGTCGCGGATCGTGAAAGACGAGCGCGTTCCGAGCTTCGGAGCGGTCACCGCCAGCGCAGTCCTGCGCCTGGATGGCGTTCTCGACGATGTCGTACGTGCGGTCGCTGCGGCGCTCGACGATGACGATCACATCGACGCTTCGGAACGACAAGCTATCCGCAACCGCATTGTTGCGGCTCAACAATATCTGGCCCGCCTCGATGCGATGATGATGGCGGGTGCCCGCTGATGCATGGCAAACCCAAGAACTCGACCATGACGGTAACGGCCATCTGCGCGCTGTTGCCGGACGACCCGGAAGCAGCCGTCAGCGTTGTCACAGTTGCCTGCGCTGCTGCCGCCATCACGGCCGGGCTCGACGACGAGGCAACGGTACACGGCCTGCGCGCGGCGCTCATATCCATGCGGGAAAACGGGTTCGGCGACATTGGTCGCAAGGGGGTGCACTGATGGAGCGCGCCACCCTTTCCCCCGCGTGCTGGACTGCCAGTGGGTCGGTCGGGACGCGCTGCATTGCATTGTTGCGGCGGGTGCGGGCGAGCGGCGACGCATACACCCTCATCCGCAACGTCGACCGTGATGCCGTGGTTAAGGCGCTCGCCGCCGGCTTCGTCGCCTGGGTCGGCCGTAGCCGTGAGGTCGTTCGGCTGACGGCAAGCGGCGCGGAATATCTCGATCGCCTGGCGAGGGTGGAATGAGGTTTTCTGCCCCGCCCTTAAGCTCCTCCGTGCCGTCGTCGGTGGCGGGGGCCCTGCCGCTCTCCCGCCAGGTCCTTGTCGAGCGCGTTCTAACGATCTGGCTCCACGAAAACCGCGACACGCACTCGATCGCCACCGAACTTGGTATCGACGAGGACGAGGTCTGCAAGATCATCGAACAATCGGAAGGAAGAAGGCCGTGAGTGAGCAGCTTCCGAAGCTTGGGCCAAAAGCGCAGCAGATCGTCGATGCGGTGTTGCAAGCGGGTGTCTATCGTGCGGAGAAACAATCCGATGTCGTCGCATGTCGCAGCCTGAACGGCCGCGGGCTGATTGGTCGTGACAAGAAAGATGGTACGGTCTGGTACCCGACGGCAAAGCTTTGCGAGCTCGCCGGCGTGACGCCGCCGGAGATCGGGCAGGGGGGCGAGGGCGGAACCGGCGCGCCAGATTCTCGGGTTCAGCCCGAGGAGGGCGCCGATCGCCTCCCTGCGCCGGCCGAGATTGAGCCTTCGCCGACAGCGGAGCTGCCGCCGCTCACGCGCCTGCCGCATCATCCGCTCGCCGCTCTTTTCCCCATGCTGCCCGACGACGAGCTGCGCCGCCTCGCCGACGATATCGAGGCGAACGGGCAGCAGGAGCCGGTCTGGTTGCTCGACGGCAAGATCCTTGACGGGCGGAACCGCGAGGCGGCTTGCCATCTGGTCGGCATCGACGCCTGGACGAAGGAATACGAGGGCAAGGACCCGCTTGGCTTCGTACTCTCGCTCAACCTGCATCGCCGGCACCTGACGGAAAGCCAGCGCGCCATGGTGGCGGCGCGGATCGTCGATTGGGAACGCGGCATCAACCAGAGCACAGCCGGGGATGCAAATTTGCACGCCCGCGAGGCAGGGCGCCGGCTTTCGATTTCCGAGCGCGCGGTCAAGGCCGCAAAGCGGGTGCGCGACCACGGTGNTTTCGATTTCCGAGCGCGCGGTCAACGCCGCAAAGCGGGTGCGCGACCACGGTGTCGAGGCGCTGTCCGATGCCATCCGCGACGGGCGGATCTCCGTTCATGCCGGCGAGGCTCTGAGCCACCTGGAACGGGCGGCGCAGGAAGAGGCGCTGCGGCTCGAGGAAAAGGAGATTATCCAGCGCGCCAAGGAAATCCGCCAGAAGCGGCAGGAGATCCGTCACGCCGTGCGGCTGACGCATATGGCGCATGTGGCAGAGGCCGGCTCGTCGACTGCGGGCAAGGTCGACCAGAAGTTCCCGGTCATCTATGCCGATCCGCCGTGGCAGTTCGGCGTGCGCTCGGAAGTGACGGGACGCGAGAAGAGCGCCGAGAACCATTATCCGACCATGCCGACGGATGCGATCTGCGACCTCTTCGACGAGATCGGCGCACCGGCCAAGGCCGACTCCGTGCTTTTCCTTTGGGCCACGAACCCGATGCTACCAGATGCATTCAGCGTCATGGCGGCATGGGGTTTCACCTATGTGCACCATTGGATCTGGGACAAGGAAGTGGCAGGAACCGGCTATTGGGGCCGCGACCGGCACGAGCTGCTGCTGATCGGTAGGCGCGGCGACCCGGTTTCGCCGCTTCCCGGCTCGCAGCCCGAGACGGTCTATCGCGAGCGGAAGGGCAGGCATAGCGCCAAGCCCGATTACTTCGCCGAGCAGATCGAGCGGCTCTATCCCGCCATGCCACGGCTCGAAATGTTCTGCCGCAGCCCGCGCCCGGGCTGGACGGCATGGGGGTTTGAAGCCGCGACAGAGGAGGCAGCTGAATGACCTCCATGCTTCCCATCATCGAGGAACTCGCCGATGCGCCGGATCACAAGGCGCGGGCGCGATGGCTGCTGGAAGTACCGCTGGCGGTGATCATTCGCGACCAGGTGACCATCCACCGGCTGCTCTCTGCGGCCGGTTTTCACGAAGGCCTTGCCTACTTCGCAGCCGAGATCGCGGCGCTTTCGGCGAGGCGCGGCCGGGACGGGCTCGCGCCGAACACAATCCGCATGACGCGGGAACACGCCCGCATTGGAGTTCAGATCATTGCGCGCGGTGGCGCGGAAAAGGGGGCGGTTCTATGATGAAACTAGTACGCGACAGCAATGCCAATTTCCTTGGCGGCTTCAACAAACGCCCGGCGCGCCAGGTAAGAGGGGGATTGGCCAATCAAAACGTCGGCGCACGTCTGCACGGCAAATGTGTACGCCAACCCTTTTACTATCGGCCATCGGTCACTCAACAGTGTGGCGGCGCTTCGCGTTGTCGCGACACTTTCAATAAAGCCTGTGTCCGGCAAACGGACGAGCACCGCTTCACTCCACGGACCGACATTCATGGCGAGCCTCAATTGCGCGATGCTGCCCAAACGTTCCGTCAGTTGAATGGTTCCGGCAGAGAGCTTGCGAGCACACCGTTGGCCCAAAAGGCGGCTTTATGGAGCGTGGAATGAGCCAGGAAGCCACAATCCGGCGCGGTGTGCGCAATGCGCGCTATGCGGCAATACCGAACCATGTCTTTGAGGATGCGCGGCTGTCGATGGAGGCAAGGTGGCTCTTGAGCTACCTGCTCTCCAAGCCAGACAACTGGACCGTCGTCATCGGCGATATCATCAAAAAGGGCAATTGCGGGCGCGACAAGGCTCGCAAGATGATCGCCGAGTTGGTCGACATTGGTTATGCAGAGCGCGAACAGCAGCGCGAGGACGGCAAATTCGGAGCTTCAGTGCTCGTGATCTTCGACGAGCCGCGCTGCGCCACGGCCGCTGAAAACGCTGCCGAAGCGTCTGGTGTTGCAATTCTACCGCAGACGGATTTACCGGCGACGGCATTACCGGCGCCGGTTTCGCCGGCGCCGGTAAAATCGGCACATAGTAATAACTCAGATTCAGCAAATACTGATTATCAGAATCTGAGAGAGGGCGGGCGCGAGGCTCCGGAAGATGGGCAGGAGCCGGAAGACCCGAGGAAGATCGACGCCGCCTTCTGGGCGCTGGTGAAGGATTGGCCCGGCTTCGCCGGTATGCCGAAAGAGCCGGCTCGGCGTGCATGGCACGCGCTGACGGCTGACGAGCGCCGGGAAGCGTCCGAGCGTTTCCCCCTGTGGCTGCAGCTGCTGAAGGCGCAGAAGAAATCCCACACACCGGCACCATCCACGTATTTCGGCGAAAAGCTATGGATGGATGTTCCTGCGCAGGATGAGGCGGCGAAACCTGCGAACGCCATGGCTGCACCGTTCGGCAAGCTCTGGTCGGCAACGCGGCTCGCCGAGCTGCTGCTGCCGCCGTCCGGGATCGTCGCTCCTCCGACGAAATTCGAACAGATGCAGATCGACGCCGGGCAGGTGTCCCTTGCTGACGTGATTGCCGAGAAGCGCATGCGCGCCGGATGGCCGTCGGTGAACAGCATGCAGGAACGGGCACGCTCGGCGCAGGGCTCGATGTGCCCGCTGGCGCTTGAAGAGGCGGGGCAGGGCTTCCAGGCGGTGAAGCGTGACGGCGAGCTGCTTGCCGCGTGGCAGCGTGAGCACAAGCGGCGCGGCTGGCCCTTTCCAGAAGGGCGGTTGCCTGAGTGGGTCTATTTCCCGGCGATCGAGGGCGAGGGCGATCTCGACTTCCTCGTGGCCGAAGCGGTCGAGCGCTACCGCGAACGAATTTCCGACTATCTCGCGAACAGGAGCAAAGGCGATGATCATGCAGCGTAGCACGTTTACCGGAAGCCCGATTGCGCTGCAGGGCACTGATCGTTTCGCCGATCGGATGCGGAGAATCAGCGACGGCCTGCTCGACGAGGGCGCGCTCCTCACGGCGAATCTGCGAATCAGCGGCGGTAAAGCGCCGTGGTTTGCGCTTCGGGTCTGGACGGGCCGTGAGAAGACTGTGGAAAAAAGTCTCGATTCCATGGGCGTGCGGTCGCTCGTACCGATGCGGAAAGGGCCGGATTTGCGCCGTCGCGGTCGGGTGATCGAGGGGCAGATGATGCCGGTTATCCATGGTTATGTTCTCGTGCAGATGATGGCGCTCTCCGAGTATCTCGCCGGATTGCTGGGCGTCGAGCATGTGATTGATGTGCTTGGCGGGTGCGAGCGACCCATGCGCCTGAGCGACAAGGAAGTCAGCAGATTCAACGGTCTGGCTAGCAAGGGTAACTTTGATTGGGAGCGCCCCGTTCACCTGGTGGTGAGGGCTGGAGAACCGGTCCGGATCACGACAGGCCCGTTCTGCGATCGGAAGGCAATCGTCGTCACGCCAAGCAAGAAGGGCCGTGGCGACGTGGTGGTCGCTATCGACTTGATGGGCGGCGAAGTGCCGGTGACAGTGCCTCTTGCTTTGCTGAAGAAGTTGTGAGAGGCATCGTGCCATTGGATGAGCTGATGATCCTGCAGTGAGCCTCTGAGAACGCACGAGAGTGCGGGGCGAAAAGCCCGAGGTCGGTACACCGGTCAGCCCCAGCCCTGAGAGTCTCGAAGCCGAGGCACCGATTCAGGGCAAGTGCGAAAGCTATGGTTCCTGAGCAGAGTCCGACATCACTGCTCATTAGCCTGGTTTGCCGCCTCGATTTCTTTCAAGCGGATGGCGCGATACCTCTGAAGCTGAAGCTCGTCATTGATCTGCTTCCTTTTGACCTCAAGTGATTGCATCGCATCGGTGAAGTTTACGCGCATGCGGGCGCCGTAGCCTACTCCAACCACCAGTGCAAATGCCAGGAAGACGATTGAAACCGTTGCAAGCGCTGATCGCCGCCCGCCGTTCGCAGCAATGAATGCCGCTACTGTTCCAAGCAGGGTGAGCACCGCGGGTACGGTCGTACCGACTGCTGATTCACGGCTTATACCCGTCAAATAACCGATCATCATCCCCAAAAAAGAAAACGGAACTCCGGCCAGGAATAATTCTCTCGCGACAACAGCGGTTTTCCCGTCACGTCGTTTAGGGATTGTAAATACCGAAAAGGCGATCGCAGCGAGGACCGAACAGAGCAGATAACAGATGGTAGCGAGGCCGACTAGGGCGAGCGGTACTTTGAAAATGTCTTCGAGAGTATTGATCATCGGACGATATCACTCTCGCCTCGGAAAAAGCGATCAATTCTTTGTTCGAAGCTTGGCTCCTCCCTTCCGGCGGGAACCGCGTAAGTTTCCACCTTGATCTCGCACCTGCCCAGACGGGAAAGTTCATCGTCTGTTAGGATGGTAGAAGAGTTGAACTGCTTACGAAGGTCGTCACACTCTGCAGCATCAGGAGTATCCAGCGCCGCTACCAACACGCTCCAAATCACCAAAGCTGCTATGAGACGCGATAGGGCTCGGATCATTTCGAGCTCCCCCATTTCGACTGACGCATAGATTGCTTTATCAGGCTTTGTTTGGCAACGTTCAACTTGGGCACGCAGCCTTGAGAATGCACATCGATATTCAGTTTGATCTCCAGCAGTTCAATCGATCCTTGACGGATATCGAGCGAAAGCAGCTTCCCTATACCATCATGCTCACGCTGAACGAGACGGCCAAGGGTGGCCGCCTCGAAGTCCAGCGCGAGATGGATCGGGTCTTCGACCGGCCAACGCCTTATGCAAAGCGGGGCGTCGTTTATGACCGGGCATCGCGGCAGAACCTGCGGGCAGCGGTTGTCGTGACCGGCGACCGCACCAAGGGCGGCTTGCCTGCCACCGCATTTCTCGGTCCGCAGATCGAAGGTGGCATGCGCACCCACAAGGCCTTCGAGCGGCAGCTCGTTGACCGCGGTTTGATGCAGCGGAACCTGGTAGCCGTGCCGGCAAAGCGGGCGCCGCTCGATCGCTACGGCAACATGACGCAAGGGTTTCTGAACCGTGTCATGGCCGACCTGCAGATCGATTATCGTGGAGCTGGTGCGACCCGAACCCGCACATCATCGTCGCTCAAGCGGAACAAGAACTACAAGAACGCGCGGTTCTTCGTGCCGAGGCAGCCTTCGCATCTCTACCCGGGCGTTTACCAGCGTGATCCGGCAACGAATGCCATCCATCCGGTGATCCTGTTCGTGCCTCAGGTCTCGTATCGCATCCGTCTTCGCCTGCGCGACGTCGTCGAGCGGTATGTGGTCGCTAACGTCCACGATCATTTCGCCATCGCCTTCCAGCGGGCGGTTCGGACGGCCCGATAGGCCCTCCGGCGGTTCGCGGGTCCTTCCTGGCATCCGCCCGCCTGCGGGTATTTGGCACGGCGGAGGTTGCCCAGTCTGGGCGATTTTTTGAAGCCTAAAGTCAGAGCCTAAACTAAAGAGCCGGGCTAAAGAACGAGCGTTCCTAAAGATGAGCCTTGCAGCTGACATCATGACGAAGAGCGCGTTTGCGGCTCATGTCGGCGTCAGTGCCGGGCGCATCTCGCAGTATATCGCCGAGCGGAAGATCTTCGGTGAAGCGCTCGAAGGCGAGGGGCGGAACGCGAAGATCCGTGCATCGGTTGCGGTCGAGCAGCTGCGCAAGACCCTCGACCCGTCGCAGCGGTTCGGAGCGAACGGCACTGCGACGCGATCGCCGCCGGCACCGGTTGCTTCCGAGCTGTCGTTCGACGTGCCGGAGAAGCCGAAGGCGCCTTTAAAGCCGACCGTCATCGCCGACCCGTTCATTGACGAGGTCGCGGCCGAGAAGCTCAAACAGCAAAAGATCACCACCGCGCGCATGGAGCGCGAGGAAGCGCTCGAGCTCGGCCGGTACATGCTGACCGACGACGCCAGGCGAGAGATGGTCAAGGCCGTGGCCGAGGCGTTCAAGGTCATGGAGCAGGCCATCCCCGAGATGGCGAAGGCGATTGCCGCTCAGTTCTCGGTGTCGACCCATGATGCGACCCATGTGCTGCTGAAGGGGTTTCGGGACCACCGAGCCAAGAAGGCGCGCGACTTCGCCGACGCAGCGGCCGAGTTGGAGGAGCATGTCGAGGACGAGCAGCAATGACCGTGCTGTTCAATCCCGAGCGGCTCGCTCTCAGCGTGCTGGCCGAGATCTGCGAGCCGCCGCCGGCAGTCGATTATCTCGACTGGGCGAAGCGGAACATCGTGTTCTCGGAACGCATCACCGACCATCCGGGGCCGTACAACGAAGACCTGGTGCCGTTCTTCTCGGAGATCCTGCGAGCGCTCTCACCGGAAGATCCGTGCAACATCGTGAGCCTCGCGAAGTCGGCGCAGATCGGCGGTACCATCTGCGCCAACATCTTCACGCTCGGCTCGCTCGACATGGCGCCCGGCGATTTCCTCTATGTCCACCCGACCGAGGAGAACGCCGCCCGCTGGTCGAAGACGAAGCTGATGCCGCTGGTGCGCGAGATGCCCGCGGTCGCCAAGCTGTTCTCGCAAAACAGCCGCGATGCGAGCAATTCTGTGCTCTACAAGGAGCGCATCGACGGGCGCGGCGCCATCCAGGCCGCCGGCGCCAACTCGCCGGCAGGCCTGTCGATGATCTCGCCGCGAAAGCAGGTCCAGGACGATCTTGCCAAGTGGCAGATGAACGAGGCCGGTGATCCGGAGGTGCAGGCGGACAGCCGCAGCAAGGCGTTCTTCAACGGCAAGATCTTCAAGATCTCGACGCCGATGGTCTCGCCGGGCTGCAAGATCACCTCGAACTATCAGGAAGGGACGCAGGAGACCTACCACGTCCCCTGTCCGCACTGCCACGAGCTGCAGGAGCTGCGCTGGGAGAACATGCGGGATCACATCGATCCCGAGCATCCCGAGCAGGCGCATTTCGTCTGCATCCATTGCGGCTGCGAGATCCACGAGCACCATCGCGAATGGATGGTGAAGCCGGAAAACGGCGCCAAGTGGGTCGCCAAATATCCGGAGCGCGGCCGCCGCCATCGCTCCTTCCGCATCTGGATGGCCTATTCGCCGTTCGAACGATGGGAGAACCTGGCGCGCGAGTGGCTGACGGTCCAGGCCGGCGGACCGGAGAACCGGGAAAAGGGCTCTGGCGCCGAGCAGACGTTCTGGAATGACTGGCTCGGGCTCGCCTTCGAGGCGGACAACAAGGCGATCGATTGGGAGGTGCTCCGCGATCGCGCCGAGGAACACGGTTTCCAGCGCGGTGTCATCCCGGCCGAGGCGCTGGCGCTGGTGCTCGGCATGGACGTGCAGGGTGACCGTGTCGAGTGGCTGCTGGTCGGTTATGGCAGGAACCGGTACCGGGCCGTGATCGATCACGGCGTTGTCGACCATCGCGCCGGCAGCCACCTGGCCGACGCCAAGGAACATTCCGGCCATATCTCGGAGCCGGAGGTTCGCGCCGCCCTCGATAGGCTGCTGCAGCGCGAATGGCTCGACGATGCCGGCCGCAAGCGCACCGCCGATCGCGTGGCGATCGACGGCAACGCCTATACCGACGATGTCTGGAACTGGGTTCGCAAGCATCCGAAGTCGCGCGTCATCATGGTGCGCGGCGGCAATACGGAAGCCGCGCCGCCGATCGTGCAGACGAAAGAGTACGACCGAAAGGGCAAGCCGAAGAAGCAGAAGTGGTCCTCGCGATTCTTCACCTTCAACGCCTCGGCCTTCAAGATCCGGCTCTATCGGGACTACAAGAAAGACGATCCGGAGCAGGCGGGCTACATCCGTTTCGCCCGCGGCTTCGGCGACGATTTCTACCAGCAGGCGACATCGGAAGCCCGCGTACCCGAGAAGACCCGGAGCGGTCACACCCGCTACGTCTGGAAGCTCGGCGAGGGCAAGCGCAACGAAATCATCGACATGCTCAACCAGAGCCTGGCCGGTGCCTATCGCTGGGGCGTGCCCTACTGGACCGACGAGGAATGGGACGCGATCGCCGATCGCCTCGGCCGCCTCGAAGCGCCGCAACAGGGCGATCTCGAGGATCGTCTGAACCAGATCGCCGTCAAGACAGAACCTGCCGAAGGCCAAAGCGCCACGGCAGAACAGCAATCGCCGCTCGTCGCCGCCGCCCTCGCGCGCGCCGCCCGGGCAGCGCAGCGAAACCGCTAGGAAGATCCATATGGCACTGACCGAACAGGAACGCGCCGTGCTTCTGGCACGGCTCGACGACGCACGTGAGGCCTTGCACCAGATGGAGATCGGCCGCGCCGAGGTCTCGCTCAGCTATAACGGCGAGAGCGTCACCTATGCCGCGACCAATATCGGCGCGCTTCGTCAGTATGTCCGCGACCTCGAGGCGAAACTCGGCCTTCGCCGCTTCGCCCGGGCGCGCAGCCGTGGAGTGATCTTCGGATGAGCGGCGACGTCACGATCCTCGGCCCCGATGCGAAGCCGCTTTCGCCGGCAGTGCGTGCGGTTGCCCGCGTGCAGGTCGCCAAGAACCGGCTGATGGCCTCCTCGGCCTACCAAGGTGCGTCCTATGATCACCCGTCCTTCGCCAAATGGCGGCCGGGCACCTGGTCCGGTCAGTCGGCGCTGACCTGGTCCCGCGCCGAACTGGTCGACCGGCTCAACGACGTGGCGCGTAACGACGGCTGGGGCGCCGCCGGCACCTCGCGCCTCGTCGACAACATCATCGGCTCCGGCTGGACGCTTGCGGCGCGGCCGAACCACGTCTCGCTCAACATGACGTTCGAGCAGGCCGAGGAGATCGCCGACAAGATCGAGGCCTTGTGGCGCGATTACACGCAGGACGTCGACAAATGGTGCGACGCCGAGCGGACGAAGACCATGGCCGGCGTTCTCGGCCTTGCTGCCCGTCAGCGGTTCGGTCCCGAGGGCGAAGCTTTCGGCGTCATCGTCTGGCAGGACAATGCACCGTTGTTCCAGACGGCGATCCATGTCGTCGATCCGGCCCGGTGTTCCAATCCGAACGGGCGCATGGACGAGGAGTTCCTGCGCGACGGCGTTGCCATCGACGGATACGGCGCACCGGTCGGCTATCACTTCCGCAAGTCGCATCCCGGCGAGTTCTTCGCCGGCAATACCGGCCTTTGGCACTGGGAGTATGTCGAGCGGGAGACCGAATGGGGCCGCCCGATCGTCGTGCACGCCTACGAGCAGAAGCGCGCCGGCATGACGCGCGGCGTTTCCGACTGGGCTCCGGTCATGCGATCGATCAAACAGTCGACCGATTACGAGGACTATGAAAGCCAGGCGGCAATGCTGAACGCCGTCATGGCCGCCTTCATCGAGACCCCCTTCGATCCGGAGGAGATGCTCGAGGCGATGGGCGCGGATTACGGCAATGACGGTATCGCCAAGCTCTTCGGCGAAATGTCGGCCGCGCAGAAGGCCTATTACGGGGCCGCACCGATCGATCTGCCCGGCGTTCGCATCAATACGCTGCAGCCCGGCGAAAAGGCGACGCTGACCAAGCCGGAGCACCCGAATGCCAACTTCGAGGCCTTCGTCAATGCGGCGCTGCGCAAGGTCGCCAGCGCAATCGGCGTCACCTACGAGCAGCTGACCATGGACTGGAGCCAGGTGAACTATTCGTCGGCACGCGCCGCACTTCTGGAAATCTGGCGCGGCTTCACCGCCAAGAAGGGCGGCTTCGCCTCGCAGTTCATGGCACCGATCTATCGGGCATGGCTCGAGGAGGTGTTCGACAAGAGCCTGATCGAGCTTCCGGCGGGCGCCGTTCCTTTCGAGCAGAACCCGGCCGCCTGGTGCCATGCGGACTGGATCGGCCCCGGCCGAGGCTGGATCGACCCGCTGCGCGAGGCGCAGGCTGCCAGCGAGCGGCTCGCCGGCAATCTCACCACGCTCCAGCAGGAAGCGGCCGAGCAGGGGCGGGACTGGAAGATGGATGCGCAGCAGCGCGCCCGGGAACGGGCCTTCTACGAACGGCTCGGCCTCGATCCCGACCCGGGCAAGCCCGAAGCCAGATCGCAGGTGATTGCCGCTCCGCCGGCCGAGCCCGATAACGAAACCGAGGAAGAGGTCAACGGCCGGGCGTCGGCGCGTCGGCATTATGCCGGCATCCCGAGGATCTCCAGAAGGAAAACGGCATGAGGAACTATCCCGAAATCGCCAGTCGGATGTTCGGCACGCCGCTGATGCTGCATCCGTCGAAGGGCGACATCATAGCGCGCGCTTTCGGCCCGCGCGTGCTTGGAAGTCCGGACGCTCCGGCGCATGTCGTTGGTGGCGAAGAGATGGGGCTTCTCGGCGAGAAGCTGCGCAATGCGACCGACTGGGACGGTGAGCGCATCTATCCCGGGCCGGATCTTGTTGCGTCCGGCATTGCGCTCATCGAGATCGAGGGCTCCCTCGTGAACAAGGGCAAATGGATCGGCAAGTCCTGCGGCATGACCAGCTATGAGGGGATCAGCGCGCAGGTGCAGGATTGCATTGAGCGCGACGACATCAAGGCCGTCGTGTTCGAGGTCGACAGCTACGGCGGCGAAGTGACCGGCGCCTTCGATTGCGCCGAGCAGATCTTCGAGCTTTCGCAGGTGAAGCCCACCATTGCCGTCCTGACGGATCATGCGTGCTCGGCCGGTTATCTGCTGGCATCGCCCTGCCGGCAGCTGGTCATTCCGCAGACCGGTATTTGCGGCTCGATCGGCGTCATCTCGATGCATGTCGATATGAGCGCCTGGCTCGCGAAGGAAGGCCTGAAGGTCACGATCCTGAAGGCCGGCGAGCACAAGGCCGACTTCAATCCCTATGAGGCCATCCCCGACGATGTGCTTCAGCAGGAACTCGCCGAGCTCGAGGAGCTCCGCGTCGAATTTGCAGCGACCGTCGCGCGGTACCGTGCCGGCCGTCTGACACAGCAATCCGCTCTCGCCACTGAGGCGCGGGTCTATCGCGGACAGAAGGCGGTTGATGCCGGCCTCGCCGACGCGGTTGCACGCCCTTCGCAGGTTCTCGAAGCCTTCGAAGCTGAACTGAGCCGGACAGCCGGCTAACCCCAACATCAACTGGAGACGACGAATGTCGAACTTGACGCGTAGCAGCGCGCTCACGCGGAGCGTGCTCGCCGCCATTAGCGGCCAGAAGGGCTCCCGGCTGGAAGACGAGCGGCCGGAAGACGAGGAAGTGCTCGAAACCGAAGAGGAGGACACCTCCGCCGAGGATAGCTCTTCCAATCCGGAGAGCGAGACCGAGGAAGAGGACACCAGCGCCGAAACCGAGGGAGAAGAGACCGACGACGGCAAGACGTCGGCCAGCGCCGTCCGCCGCGCCGAGCAGGGTCGCATCCGCTCGATCCTCACCCACCCGAAGGCCGAGAGCAATCCCGGCCTCGCCGCCGAGCTTGCCTTCGGTTCGAGGTTCTACTCGGCCAATGAAGCGGGTGCGCTTCTCTCCTCCGCTTCCGCCGGCGGTTCGCGCCTCGCTGGTCGCATGGCCGGAAAGAGCCCGACGCTCGGCGCCGGCACGCCGGGCGGCAGCAAGGCCACCGAGAAACAGGCGGTGATCTCCACCGTCCGCTCCACCATCCTGGCCCGTCACGGCCGTAACCGGAAGGATTCCTGATCATGGGAGAAGCAACCTTCGCTCCGAACGACTTGCTCGTTTCCGACGTGCCGGTCATCACCCGCAACATCACCATCGTCAGCGGTCAGAACCTCAAGCGGGGTGCTGTCCTTGGCAACATCACCGCGTCGGACAAATACACCCTGTCCGCTTCGGCCGCTGCTGACGGCTCGCAGACGCCCGCCCTGGTGCTGGCGACCGATTGCGATGCATCCGCCGGCGACGTCGTTGCCGCGGCTTACGCGAGCGGCGCCTTCGATTCGACGAAACTCATTCTGGGCGCCGGACACACGGCCGCTACCGTCGAGGCCGCGTTCCGCAAGGCAGGCGCTCCCCTCTACGTGCGCGTCCTGAAGTAAGCCCGAGATTGAAAGGACACCACACACATGGAAGAACTTCTCCTCTCCACCGCGGAACTCGTTGCGGTTCTGCCGCCTCGCGATCGCCCGGAAGCATTCCTGCGCGATCGCTATTTTTCGACCACGGTCCTTTCCGACATGGAACAGATCGTCTTCGACAAGATCCTGCCAGACCGCGAGCTTGCGCCGTTTGTCCACCCGGATGTTCCCGGCAAGGACTCGGCCAACCGCGGCTTCAAGGCGACCAGCTTCACGCCGGCTTACGTCAAGCCGCAGAATACGCTTCGCCCCGGCGGCAACATGATCCGTATGCCGGGCGAGCCGATCGGCGGCCGCAACTCGCCGGCGCAGCGCTACGCCTATAACCTGGCGACGATCATCGACGACCAGGACCAGCGGATCACGCGGCGCGAGGAGTTCATGTGCTCGCAGGTTATCCGCACCGGCCAGGTGATCGTCGAGGGCGAGGACTATCCGACGCAGACGGTCAACTTCGGCCGCAATGCCGCGCTGACGATCGCTCTCGCCGGCGCAGCGCGCTGGGGTGAAGCTGGCGTCGATCCGATGGACGATGTCGAGGCGTGGGTGCAGCTGCTTTCCGATACCAGCGGCTTCACCGCTCGCGAGGTGCTGCTCGGCCCGGGCGCTGCGGGTCTCCTGAAGAGGTCGCCGCGCTTCCTCGAGGCGCTCGATAACCGGCGCCAGGACGGCGGCATCATGCAGCTGGGGCCGGTCAGCACCGGCGCGGAGAACAAGTATTACGCGGTTCTCGGCACCATCGGCGAGCTGACCTTCATCCAGTATTCGCAGCCCTACACAGTTGGCGGGGTGCGCAACAACTTCTGGCCGTCCATGGGCGTCGGGATCTTCGATCCCTTCGGGTTCATGGGCCACTTCGCTTACGGCGCCATCCTCGACAACGACGCGCTCCTGTCGATGGAGCGCTTCCCGGACATGTGGCGGGAACGGAACCCGTCGCGAACCATCGTCCAGACGCAGGCTGCACCGCTTCCGATCGCTCCGGAGCCGGACGCGAGCCTGTTCGCGCTGGTCCGCTAATCCCTAACCCCGTGTTCGTCTGCATATCCGCCAGTTTCTCGCCGGCGGATATTGGGACTTGAAAGGACGCTCCAATGAGCAAGAAAACCGAGCAGTTCAATGTGACCGTCAAGGTCGGCAAGAAATCCTACAGGCCGGGCGAGCCGGTTCCGGTCGGTACCGGCGGGATCACGGCCGAGGAAGCGGAAAACTTCCGCAAGAATTTTGGCGCCTTTACCGCCGGTCCCGACGCGACGTCCGCGGCACCCGTGCCTTCGGTCGATCTCGACAAGCTTCGCGAGGCGATCGAGAAGCTTTCAGCCGACAACGACAAGCTTTCGGCCGACAATGACCGGCTGACGGCGGAGCGCGACAGCGCGATCGGCGATCGCAACACGCTGCTGAAGCAGAACGAGCAGCTTGAGACCGACAATGCGACGCTGGCTGGCGAAGTCACCAAGCTTCAGGCCGAGATCGAAAAGCTGACGGCTCCGAAATGACGCCGCGGCCCGCCATGTTCGAAAGGATGGGGCCGAAGTTCGCCAAGGCCTTCGGCAATGCCGACGCCGTGTTCACCGTCGACGGTGTCGCAAGGCCCGCCGTGCGGGTCATCCTGCGCGTGTGGCGGGAAATCGACCTGGCAGAGGAGCAGGAGCAGGCCGTCGAAGGCACCACCCATCTGCTCGCCGTATCCGCCTCCACCGTGCCCGGTCTCGCCAGCCAGCGCGACAGCGTCGCGATCGGCGGCGTCACCTACCAGGTCATCAACATCGACGATGATGCGCGGGCCATGCTCCGCATCTCGCTTGCCGGAGATATCTGACCATGAAGACACAGGAACAGGAGCAGGCCCCGGCCGCCGCGGTCGATCCGATGGAGGACCTCTGCCAGGCGCTGTTCTCGACGGAAGAGGGTGCCAAGAAGAAGACCGCGCGCCAGACCGCCGGCGCCATGACGCAGCGGCCGTGGCCGCAATTGCCGTCGCGGCTCCGCTCGGCGATCCGCTCCGATATCGGTCGTCTGCTCGATAGTGGCAAGGCGCGCGGTCAGCTCCTCGAGGCCGGTTATTCCGCGGGTATCGTGAACCAGGCGCTGCGCGACCTCGGGCGTTCGGTCGCCTGACATGGCGCATCTCCGCAGCCAGATCTTCGCGGCCGTCATCGCGCACCTCTCGGCCATTCCGGAGTTCTCCGGTGCCGACAAGGTGAAGCGCGGCCGCAAGGGGGCTATCCCGCAGGAGAAGCTGCCGGCGTTGACAGTCACCTGGGCCGATAGATCGGAGATCTTGGCGGTCCGACCTTCGTCAGGGCCAGCCGGAGAGGACGGTTATGACCGATCCCTGCCGCTCTCGATCGTCGTGCACCTGCGGGACGATGAGCCGGAGGAGGAATTCGATAGGCTTTGCGTGCTGATCGAGGCGGCGATCGCCGCGGACATGACCTTCGGCGGCGTCGCCATTGAGGCGCTGCTGCAGTCGGAACAGTACTTCGTCAACCCGCAGACCGGCATTTCCCTGCTTGCCGGTTCACTCAACTACCAGATCGCCTATAAGACGCTCGCCGCCAATCCGGAACAGGCTGCGCTCTAAACGCTCTGATGCCGTTATCCCAAAACCGCTGCACACTTTTGGGCGGCATGCAGTAGCGCCACCACTCCCACCAGCAAAAGAGGATTTTGCCATGGCTCTCGGCCGTCAGCTTACGCTTGCCCGCTCGACCGGTGCAGGCGCCTTCACCCTAGCCTGCATCACCGAACAGCGATCCCTCGAGATCAACAACGAGGAAATCGACATCACCAAGCCGAGCTGCACCGATCCCGGCAGCAAGCTCACGCTGGCGCTGATGTACGGCATCCAGTCCATCCGCTTCAGCGGGCAGGGCGCCTTCGTCGATACCGTCACGATGAAGGCGGTAACCGCCGATGCCGTCAACCAGGTCATCACCGAGTATCAGGTCACGGTGCCCGGCGTCGGCACGTTTGAAGGCGACATGCTCGTCTCGATGACCTTCTCCGGCGACAAGACCAACGAACTGCAGGCGGACATCCGTTGCGCCATGACCGGCGCTCTTACCTTCGTGCCGGCTGTCTAAGCGGAGAGTTCCATGTTGCCTGCCAACCCATTGCGCGGCGAGGCGGAGGTTCGCATCGGTGCGATCGACTTCCGCATCGCCGTGACCTTCTCCGGGCTCGCTCGCCTTTCCGACGCGATCGGCGCCCGCACCCTCGACGAGCTTTACGGCCGCCTCCTCGGCTTCGAGCCGAAGGCGGTCGCCTGCGCCGTCCGCTGCCTGATCGTGGCGGACGACGAGGATCAGATATCGGCGCTTTCGGCGAGGATCCTCGACGACGGCAATATCTCAGCCGCCGACCAGCTCGCCTGGCGCGAGGCGGTCGAGAAGGCGCTGTCGGCTCACATTGCTGCCGGGACAATGCGGCGGGACGAGCGGACCGCAACGCAGATTGCCGGAGACGCCGTCCTGGGAAAGCCCGTAAGCCCCTCCTGATCAAGGATCATCTCACGTCGCTCTACCGTATCGCCACGAACCCGAAGATGCTCGGCTGGTCGCCGGAAATGTTCTGGAAGGCGACGGCGGCGGAATTCGAGATGACCGTGGAGGGGCTTTCCGGCAATGTCCGTGGCGGACCGTTTATTTCGCGCGAAGAGGTCCGGCGCATTGCCGCAGAGCATGGCGTTCGCCCATCGCTGAAGGGCAGTCCGAACGCGCGGACGATCGGCAGTTGATCAGCTTGGTTTCACCTAGTCGTCAGTCTTGGCAATAATGATGCCGAGCGCCGCGCCGACGACGCCGAGGCCGAAGGAAATGGCGCCGACAATCTCATTCATTGCAGATTTCGCTGCGAAAGCGACAAGTACGCCGCCGAATACCTGAAGAAGGCCTAACACAAAGATCGCGACCGCCACGTTTCCACTCCGCTGCTGTTGAACGCAACAAGTTGCACAGCGTGAGTGGAAGTCAACTGGTGGACGCGATCTTCTCCATAATTGAGGTCACCAATGAGCCGTCCCGACATTCCCGTCACGATCTCCGGTGATCCGAAGGGCTTCGAGTCCGCGCTTGCCCGGGTGCGGGCACTCTCGAAGTCGACGGCAACTGACGTCGTTGCATCCTTCGGCCGGATCAAGAACCTTGTCGCCGGCGGCGCCGGTCTCGTGACCGGGCTTGTCTCCGCCGCCAGCGTCACCGCATTGCGCGATGCAGCGAGCGCGATTGCCTCGATTGGCGACGAGGCGCGTCGGGCCGGCCTCGACGTCAAGAGCTTCCAGGAGCTCAAATATGTCGCCGAGCAGAACCGTGTCGGCGTCGACGCGCTGACCGACGGCATCAAGGAATTGAACCTTCGGGCCGACGAATTCATCGTCACCGGCGGCGGCTCGGCAGCAGAGGCGTTCCAGCGGCTCGGCTATTCCGCCGAGGACCTGAAGGGGAAGCTCGAGGATCCGGCCGAGCTCTTCACCGAGATCATCGGCCGCCTGGGCGAGCTCGACAAGGCGGCGCAGATCCGCATCATGGACGAGATCTTCGGTGGGGCGGGTGGCGAGCAGTTCGTGCAGCTGATCGAGGCTGGCGAAGCGGGCATCCGCGACACCATCAGGGCCGCGAACGACCTGGGCATCGTTCTTGACGAGCAGATGATCCAGAAGGCTGCAGACGTCGACCGCAAGTTCAACATGCTTGCGACGACGGTCGGTACGAAGTTGAAATCCGCCATCGTCTCTGCCGCCGACAGTCTGGCGGAATTTATCGACGGTTTTCGCGATTTCCAAAACCAAATGAACAGCACGCTTCAGGGCAGGCAAGCCGAAATCGGCGAGCGTCGGCTCGAGATCGAGAATGAAATCCTCAAGAAGAAGGAGGCGCAGGCTCGACAGGACGAGAAGCTCTCCGATGTCGCCAGGAAGCTTGGTTTTGAAAACAGTAAGAACGCCAACCTTGCCGGCTACACCGGGCAGATAGAAGCCCTGAAGGAAGAGAGCCGGAAACTCGCGGAAGAAGAAGCGAAGATCGTTAATATCCTGAGCGATCGCCTCAAGCCGATGAACCGCCCGGCCGAGAGGACCTGGACGCCGATCCCCACGGAAGAAAAAGGCGGCGGCCGGTCCAAGAAAGTCTCGGAAGCCGAGAAAGAAAAGAAGGCGATCGACGACGTGATCGCGTCGCTGCGCGAGGAGTTGGCGATCATCGGCCTCACCGACATCGAGCGGGAGCGGACGATTGCGCTGCGCGAGGCGGGTGTCGAGGCGTCCTCGAAGGAAGGCCAGCAGATCTCGGCGCTCATCGACGAGAAATACCGCCAGCTCGCAGCTGAGGAGGCCTTGGCCGAGCAGTATGAGCGGAGCGAGGAAGCGGCCGAGCGAATGGGACAGGTCCTCGACGACCAGCTGATGCGCATCGTCGACGGCAGCTTCGACGCGAAGGAGGCAATCGCGGCGCTGCTCACCGAGATCATCAATGTGCAGACGAACGGGAAGGGGCTTTTCGGTTCACTGNAATCGCGGCGCTGCTCACCGAGATCATCAATGTGCAGACGAACGGGAAGGGGCTTTTCGGTTCACTGTTCAGCGAGATCTTCGGCGGCGGCGGAGGTTCCTCCTCCAACTTCGTGCCGACCACAACGCTCGGTGACTTCCTCGGCTATGGCGGTGCGCGCGCTGGCGGCGGTGATGTTTCTCCCGGGCGCATCTACCGGGTGAACGAATATGAGGACGAGTTCTTTGCTCCGAGCAGCCACGGCCGGATCATCGCGCCGAGCAAAGTCCCGGGCGCGGCCGGTGAGGGAGGCGGGGAGGGCGGGCGCACCGTCGTTGAGCTCAGGCTGAGTAAGGAACTGGTCGCCAGCATCCTCGAGCAGGCGGGCGACCAGTCCGTGCGCATCGTGCGCAGCAACGAGGAAGCCCGGGCCAACTATCGCCAGAACGGCGGCGAAGATTTCTGATGGCGTTTCTCATTTCTCTCCCGAGCGTGGTCTATGGCCAGGTCGCGTTTGATCCGGTGCGCATCCGCGACACAAACCGCATGGAGGGTCGGCGCACTGAGACGGCCTATTCCGGCACGCCATACTGGGCCGCGTCCTATTCCGCATCGAAGCTGACCACGGCCGAGGCGGCGCTGTTCGACGCCTTCAACATGGACGCGAACGATGGCGGCTATATTGCCGGCTACGATCCGCACCGGCCGCGGCCGATCGCCTATCAGGGCAGCAACCCGCTTTCCGGCGTGAAGGCGGGCGGCGGGGTATTTTCTGGCGACGCGGCGTTGCAGTCCGTAACTGACGCCAACACTATCGTCGTCTCGGGCCTGCCAGCCGGCTTTAAGCTCGCCCCTGGTGACTATGTCGAGGTGCGGAAATCGACCTTCGTGCGATCGCTGCACCGGATCACTCTGGCCGCGACGGCAAGTGCTGCCGGTGTGGTTACGCTGAAGATCCGCTTTGGTCTCGACCTGCAGGTGTTCACCCTGCCATGCACCGTCCATTTCGAGAAGCCATCCTGCATCATGGAGATCGATGCGGGGAGCTTCAGCCTGCCGAAGACCTGGCCGAACTATAATGTCCAGTTTACCGCAACGGAGCTGTTCCTCTCATGAGCATGCTATCTCCCGAGGTCGAGGATCTGATTGAGAGCGGCGAATTCGCCTTACTCGATCTGATCCGCTTCGATCTGCCCGGCAAAACGGTTGGCTATCACCGCGGCGGCCGCAAGTTCACCTACAATGGCTTGCTGTATCTGCCGAACCGGTATCTGCAGCCGGGGGACCTGGTGAGCGCCGTCGGCGTGGCCGTCACCACGCGCACCGTCGTCTTCTCCAATATTCCGGTGACCGATCCCGAAGACGCGGCCGCGCGGATCGAGGAGTTCAACTATCAGAACGCGCCGGTCATCATCACCTCGCTTGCCGGCGAGCCGAACACGAGCAATCCCGTCGGGGTGCTGGTCTCGACCATCTACGAGATCGACCAGGTGCGCTACAACGAGGGCGCGGTTTCCGGCTCTGAGCGGACGCTGACGATGATGATCGATCTGCAACCGCCCGGACGGTCGGCGCGGGNTCCGGCTCTGAGCGGACGCTGACGATGATGATCGATCTGCAACCGCCCGGACGGTCGGCGCGGGGCTCGACCGGTGTCAAGCGCTCGAGCGAAGAGCAAAAATTCGACAATGATCCTGCCGACACAGGTCTCGAGCACGTGGCGACGAATGCGACCATCCCCGAGGAATGGGGCCAGGTCTCGCGCTGATCTCGATCTAGATAAGCTGCCTCCGCAGGCCGGAGAGGTCGATTGCGCTTCGGCGCGCTTCTCCGAGATCAGTGTCCACTTAAGCGTGGCGGACACTATGCACACCAGCATAGTGTCCGCCACGATTACGCCAAACGAACGGTTTCGATCGGCCCGATCGTATTTTCCAGAGCTGTTATGTCCGGGATTGTCAGACTGGCAAGAGCGCGGCGATGGTCTTCTGATAAAGATAGCGGCAACGCGGGCACGTCAAAACGTGCCCTTTAGCCCGAAGGAGACTGACATTGCCTCGAACGTGGCCCCGGCATAATCCTTGCGGAATTCAATTTCGCCTGTCGCGAAGTTGTGACGTTCCTTGTCCCCGCGGCTGTGAAACACCCGCTCGAACGAACCGGACAGATAAAGCGAAGCACCTGGCGTCACCGCATAGCTGACGGCGACATTGGCGCCGATTGTCGGTGCCGGAGACATGTCATCCGAAAAACGCAGGTTGCGCAGCCAATGGTCGTCGATGCTCTTGATGCCGAAGCTCAGACCGGTCTGAAGGCCGCCGCTGATGGTAAGATCGCCGAGGACGTGTTCGCCGCTCAGGCTGAGGAAGCCCACCGGAATTTTTTGCCGGTAGCTTACGCCTCTTTCCCAGTCTAGCAATTCCCAACGTTTATCGCGGAACGTTTTCGTCGTAGAGATGCCTGACCCGCCATAGGCGGTCCATTGGACGTCGGTATAGCGCATACCAGCGCCGACCGCGATACTGCTGGTGTCGTTGCCGTAGATGATCCGGTCCAACTCGATCGCTGCGGCGACATAGTGATCGAGTTCGGTAAGCGGGTGGATTGAGCGGTCGCTCCAGTCTTCGCGCTCGATGATCGTCCAGTCGTAGTCAACCAGGTGACCATTGCCGCCGGTGCCGACTTTGACGCTGCCCTTCAAGCTCCAATCGTTGTCGATCTGCCCGTCGACGCCAACCGTGAAAAGAGTGACTCCTTTACTCTCCCAGTTCAACTGGCTGATCTTGTGGTCGCCGACATAGAAAAATTCCTGCGCCTTTATGTTGGCGAGGCCGATATCGCCGAAAACGACGACGTTGCCATCGTCGGAGGAAAACAGAGCGTTGTCTGCGGCGGCGAATGATGGGGCACCGTACAGAAAACAGGAGATCGCTACGGATCTGATGGAGACGCGCTTCATAGCTGACCGCGTCTTTCGTACAGCGCCTCCGTCTTGAGCCTGAGCTTCTTCGCCTCGGATCCCCTTCGTGTCAGACTTGCCCACTTGGCAAGCCGCTGGTGTTGAGGGACCGGTGTCGTCCTGCCGTTGCGAGGCTGGCAGCTTCAACGCCTTCAGGGAATGGAAGTATTCGCAGACCATTTCGTTGTCCTTTGCTAGGAGAGTGATCGATTCGCGGAGACCGTGGAGAGCGCGGCCATTAGGCCTGCCAATGGATAATTGATAGCTGCGCCGCGCGTGCACGCGATCCAGAGTTCCTTGCCATGGCGCTGAATGCGCTTGGCGCGTTATCTCCTTTTCATAGAAGCGCCACCTACAGAATTCAAAACCCGAATCCTTCCATGAATTTGAACCTAGTCTAAATCATAGAGTATAGAACGGCTACGGAACGCTTAGGGGACAAAGCGGGTCCGCCTCCTGCCGTCCATACCACTCCTTCAGAGACATTCCATGAACCGCTTCCGCATCGTCGAGGCCACGCTTACGCGTGAGCTTGCGAAACCCTATGCCTATGGATCGGCCGATTGCTTCATGCTCGGCTGCGCCGTCATCGACGCGCTGACGGGCTCGGCACTCGCCG